ATACAATGCCTTACAAATAAAGGACACGAAATATTTTACCAATGGGAATTTGAATTGGTAAGCTGACTATGTTTTTTATTTTATGTTAGGCATCTTTTTTAATTGCACCTAACGCTTGTGTATGCTATCGTATGGAGCAAAGCGGAATATGGAGTATGACACGTTGTTATGCTTTTGTTCTATAACCGATAAATTTAATAAAATGGATAAATTAAAAATACTACTACCTATAATACCATTGTTGATAATACCTATACTTTGCAATCTTTGGCTACTTATTTTGTACCCTATATTTTTTATATCTTCTTTCTTTTGGAATGACAAGGATTTTACAAAACAGATAAGTAACTACATTAATAGTATGGCAAAAATTGAAAAGAATAAAGCATAACGACTGAACAAAAGACCGTTTAAATGGCTTTTGTTTGGGGTTATAAACTAAACAAATAAAGAACTAACAATCAGAACATAAATAGGTTACGTACTAAAAAAAATCAAAGGTTTCACCAATAGATTGCACAATGAACAAAAATCCAACATACAAAAGAACATCTGGAGAGAAGGAAATTGACAAGGAATTTGTCCTCGACTTATATCTGAAAGGATTGTCATTCACGCACATCACAGACACTCTGAATGGTTCTCGTGTTTACAATGTGTCAAGAACACAAGTGACGAACGACATCAAGCACGAAATCGCAATCTGGAAGAACGAACGTCTGGACAACATCGAGGAATCAGTGCAGATGGAAATTCAGAAAATCAATCTTCTGGAAATGGAATACTGGAAATCTTGGATTCAATCACAGAAGACACAGAAGGTCACAACCACATCTGGAAAGAGTCGAGTCAACAGTCAGAAGAAGGTTGTCGGTGACACAGAGATTGTCAAGACAGAACGTCAAGAGGAAACGTGTGGTGATGTCAGATTCCTTCAAGGAGTCGAGAGGTGCATCCAGAAGAGGTGTGAACTTGCTGGACTGGACAAAGCACAAGAGATTGTCATATCTGGCAAACTGGAACACACCACGTTCGAGTTGTTCACAGAAGGATATCCACTGAAAAAAGTTGACTGATGTCACAGAGAATCACAAGTGTTGTCATCAGAATCACAAATGACATCGAATTCATTCCAGAAGAAACAATCGAATGGATTCAAGATGGTAAAATTGTCAAGGGTTTTCGATTCCTTTGTTTCGAGTTACGAATCACAATCGTCAAAAACTGATGTCGAAGGACTGCACAGAGGACAACTGCACGAATCCACAGTTCGGTGGAAAGAAGTGCGTCACGCATCAATGGAAGAGAACTGACAAGACATTGAAGACTCTGAAACGTTCACCACTCAAACGAACACAGAGTGTCTTAAAACGCACGAGAATCAATCCGATGTCAAAGAAGATGAAAACGAATCTGGACATCTACAATCCACGAGCAAAGGAATGGAAGAAGGAACATCCACTGTGTCGAGCAAGAATCAAAGATGTCTGCACTCACAAGACAGACGATGTTCACCACAAGGACGGAAGAGGAATCCGACTTCTGGATGAATCATTGTGGATTCCAGTTTGTCGTTCGTGTCATTCGTGGATTGATGTCAATACAATAGAAGCAAGATTGCTTGATTTGTTGATATAAGTTTCCGACCTTTGCTATCTCTATTAATAAATTTCTGATTTGTTTGATTTGAACCTCTCTCTGGATATTCTGGAGAGGGGTTTTTTTGTTTGTTATAATTTATTATTTTTGCTATTCATCAAAGCAAATGAAAATGGAAGGAAAACGCATCGTCATATCACAGAGCAGAACAAGGAAATCAATTCCGTCTGGTTCTGGTGACTTATATTTCACCGAAGAAGTGGTCTATAAAACAAAGAACGGAAGTGTCACAAGACACGAGAAGGTCAAACATCAAGACGCAAGGAGAAGAGAACTGAACTCGAACAGATGATTCACTGGAACAAGAACTCGAATGGTCAATTCACACGGAATCTTCTTCGAAAGAAAGGAATCAAATCACCACCACTTCAAGGTGGAATCAAAATCGCACAAGGTCTGACCGTATATCCAAAGAAACAACCACGCAACATTCACAGATTCATCGAGGAACAACGAATCAAATTCAATCTGGTCTGATGTTGTTCATCGCATCATTCTTGTCAATCGTGTTCGGAACTGTTGGAACAATCATCTGGATTCTTGTGGAACGCAAATGGAACACACCAAAGGAATGAAAGAACTTGTCAACATATCTGCACCACAACGTGCAATCTGTTCGAGTGCAGAACCTCGCAACTTGTTTCTTGCTGGTGTCGGTTCTGGAAAGACACACACGGAAGGTCTTCTCTCTGGATATTTTATCAAGAAGTTTCCAGAGATTCGAGGGTTCATCGGTGCGAACACCTATGCACAACTGACAAAGTCCTCTCTCTCCAGAATCCTTGATGTCTGGTCGGATGTGTTCGGATGGACTGGTGGTCAAGATTATGTCGTGGACATCAAACCACCAGAACACTTCACAATCATCGGACAGAGGTTGAAGGAGTACAAGAACACAATCTCATTCAAGAACGGTCATCTGATATTCTTGTCTTCTCTGGAGAATTACAAAGCGATTGACGGAACTGAGTTTGCTTATGCACTCCTTGACGAAACAAAGGACACCAAAGAAGAAGCAGTCAAAGAAGTAATCATCGCACGTCTTCGACAAATCGGAATGTTCGTCTGTCACGGAAAGGTCGAGAGAAAGGAATCATTCGACCAGAAGTTGTTTGATGGAACATACAAAATGAAAGGTGACAAAGTTATGAACACAGAGAATGGTCACGAGGTCAAAGGATTCAATCCACTTTATATCTTCACCTCTCCAGCAAAAGTTGAATGGTTGAACCAGTGGTTCGGAATTGATGAACGACTCGATGACATCAACACACGCATCTTCTCGAAAGAAGACTTTTATCACTCGAAACACAATGGAGTGTCTGTCACAATCTCTTCAACATACCACAACGAGAAGAACCTTTCCATCGGATATATTGACAACTTAATCAAGAGTTATGAACACAATCCATCGTTGATTGATATGATGATATTCGGTTCACCGATTGCGAAGACTGGTGGTGAATGGTTCTCCAGATTCGACAGAACTGTCCACGTCACAGATGTCGAATTCAATCCAGACTATCCACTGCACATCACACTCGATTTCAATGTCGTTCCATACATCACACTCCTTGTCTGTCAATTCATTCCAGACGAAGACACTGGACGGATGAACTGGAACACTCTCAAAGAATACTGCCTGGAATCACCAATGAACAACACCGAGTCTGTGTGTGGTGAATTCTTCTATGACTATGCTGGAAAGATTCGTGGTTTATATTACTATGGTGACGCATCTGGAAAGAACCGTTCAACTCTGATTAAAGACATCCGTCACAATTACGATGTGGTTGAGAACGTTCTTCGTTCGGTTCTGAACAATGATTCAGACAGAGTGTTGAACCACAATCCATCACTGGTCAAGTGTCGTGACTTCTTCAATCGTGGACTCTCTGGTGGATATCCATTCAACATCAACGTTCATCCATCTTGCACCGAACTGATTGCAGACTTTGACTTCTTGAAAGAAGATGTCAATGGTGGATATAAGAAACCAAAGGTGAAGAACACAATCACTGGTGAAACATACGAGAAACGAGGTCACTGCGCAGATGCGTGGAGGTATGTCGGACTCTCTGTCTTCGAAGATTTATTCAATGCGTGATGATAGTGAACAAAGTAATCATTTCAAAATACGGAATCGCGATGAAAGAATCAGAATGGTTGAACGTTCTGGACACATACACTCTTGACGAAATTCAAATCATCTGGTTCGAGTTGTTCGACCTTACTGCGAGAAAGTATTTCCGTTCATATCTGCAAGACAGAGTGACGAACAGAAAGTTCGGAAGACAAGGTCTGTTGAAATAAGGACAAAACAAATTTCGTTTTCAAATCTAAATTAATATATTTGCTAAATTCAAAACGATTCAAATGACTGACATCACCAAAGGATTCGAGATTCTCGCAAACACGATTGCAAAAGGAGAAAACGGAAGACATCAAGACTATGCGAGAACGGTTCTTCTTGCAGACACATACAAGAAACTAATCACTGGAGAGAACATCGCATCACTTCTGATTCAATTCACTCCACGAGAATCGAAAGAACAGTTCGCACAACGATTGAGATTGACACAGTCAGTCACTCCACAAATGTCCGAGAAGATAATCAATCCTTTTTACAAGGTCAGTCGAATCGACAACATCAACAAACAACTGGTCTGGAAGATGGAAAATCCAGAAAGAACAGAACTCCTTCACAAGACCATCGAAACGTTTTATGGTGATGAAACACTTGACGATTTTATGGAAACCAGATTCACACAGTTGTCGTTCACCGATGCAAATGCGTTTCTGGTTGTCGAGTTTGACCAGTTCAACGCAAAGACACAGAACGCGAAACCATATCCGATGGAAGTGTCATCGAAACAAGCAGTCAATTTCAAATACCAGAACAACGTTCTCCAGTGGTTGATTGTTAAAAAGGAAATTCAATACAAGGTCATAAATGATTCAAAGGTTTCACACCGTGAAGGACATCAGTTCAGAATCTATTTGCCGAATCAAATCATCGTTCTGAATCAAATCGACTCCAGAATCAATGGACGCGAGTTCAGAGATATCGACATCACAGAAGTTGAAGAATCAACAAAGGTGCGAATCAACAACCAGACATTTGAGATTCAAGTGTTCAGTCCGAACGCTGGTGAAGTTCAAGCAATTCGCATCGGATATAAACGCGACACGGAAACAGAAGGTCGAACGTATGTGAATCCATTCCATCCAGCGTTGTCCAGATTTATGAAGTCAATCAAGTCAGTGAGTGAATTCGATATCACAACAACTGCACACGTCTTTCCACAGAAATTGCAGTATGTTGAAGCGTGTCGAGGAACAGAAGATTCAACGTGTAATCACGGAAACGATATCAACGGAAAGGTCTGCGAATCGTGTGGTGGTTCTGGAATCATCATTCACAAGACTGCGAGTGATTCCATCACGTTGCCACTTCCGAAACGTAAAGAAGAAATGCTCGACCTCGACAAACTTCTTGTCTATAAAGCACCACCAGTTGATTTGATTAAATTTCAAAAGGAATATGGCGATGACCTCGAACAGAAGTCCTTGACCGATGTGTTCGTTTCAGTTTCAATGTCCAGAGTCACTGGTTCAATGACTGCAACCGAGAAGACGATTGATATGGAATCAGTCTATGACACACTCCTTCCCTATGCGAATAAGTACTCAACCGTCTGGAAGAAGATGGTTCGACTCTCTGCAACATTCACAGACACGAACAAAGGTGGTCTGATAGTTCGACACAACTTTCCAAAGGACTTCAAGATGAAAACGGTGAACGCACTGTTGAATGATTTGACAGAGGCGAAGAACAGTGACGCACCAGAGTTCTTGAAGACAGAAATCGCACAAGACATCGCAGTCAAAATCTATGCGAACAGTCCAGAGTCCTTGAAGAAATACAAGATTAAACAACAACACATTCCGTTCAAAGGAAAATCACCGATGGAAATTCAACTGGTGATGAACTCCGAACTGACTCCAAAGGATGATAAAATTTTATACGCGAACTTTGAATCAATCATCACTGAACTGGAGAAAGAATTCATCGCAGAACAGAAGAACTTCTTTGACCTTCCATTCGACAAGAGAGAAGAGGAACTCAACAAGAAGGTGAAAGCATATCGAGAACGAATCAGAACAGAAGAACTTGACGAAACTGCGTCCGTGATGTTCGGTGTTGAAGATGGTGAAGATGTTGCACCAGAAGAGATTGCGACTCCAGTTGATATTGAAGCAGAGGCAAAAGCAAAACTGAAAGGAACAGTCGGTGGAATCACTGCAATCATCGGAATCAACAGTGCAGTTGCACGAGGTGAAATGACTGAAAGTTCTGCGAAAGAACTTCTCGTTCAAATCTTTGGTTTCACACAAGACATCGCAGACATTCTGATTGACAAACCAGAATCGTTGAATGGCTGATTTTGACAAGATACAAAAACGGAAAGACAAGTTTCTTGAAGACCGTGAATCCGTTCTAAAAAAGAAGGTGACTGGTGCAGAGAAGAAACTTCTCGACTTAATCTTCAAAGACTTTCTGGACAAACTCGAAACATCAGACGGAAAGATTGTGTCATCTGGAAAGAATATCACATTGACACAAGCAATCGACAAAATCTTCAAGACCTTTGAATCCAGAATCAATGCGAATCTGGTCAAAGACTATGTGAACGACATCAAGAAAATCGGTTCGTTGAATGAATCCTATTTCAAAATATTTGAACCGAACGCAAAGAAGTTCAAAGGAATCAAAGATTCTGCACAGAAAGGAATCTTCACACGACTCGGTCTGAACTCTGATGGTAAATTGAAGAGAGGTGGATTCCTCGCAGAGTTCTTGACAGACAACAGACAGAAACGTCAACTGAAAACAATGGTGACGGATGCAATCACCAGTGGTCAAGGATTCAGTCAACTTCGTGAAGCAGTCCAGACATTGACAGTCGGCAACAAGCAAGTTCAAGGACAGTTGCAATCGAACTATCGTCAATTCGTTTACGATACTTATTCACAAATCGACAGATTCGAGTCTGGTCTTTACGCAGACGCAATCGGAATGGATGCGTTCAAGTATGCTGGTGGAAAGATTCGAACCACACGGAAATTCTGTTGTCAGAGGAACGGACAAATCTTCACAGTGCAAGAAGCAGAGAAGTGGCAATCACTTCGATTCGAAGGAAAGACAAAGAACTACAATCCGTTGATTGACTTGGGTGGATATAATTGCAGACACTCCACGCAATATCTTTCGAACATAATCACTGCACGAAGACGGAAAGATTTGACGTTGAACAAGGACGGAAAACTGGTCAAAGTCAAAGGAGAAAGGAAACCGAAACTGAATTCTGGTTGTCGGTAGATTCAGAACAAAAATCTGCGATTCTCGATTCAACAGAATAATTGTCTGAATCAAGGTCAAAACTCAAACACACTCCAGTTCTCGTTTTAATGCGTTCTAATGAACGAACGGTGTTCCATAGCGTAACCACAACAGACCACCAGAGTTCGTCAATGTCTTTGTGGTCTTGACATCCAGAGGTGATTTGTTAGGAATTTAACATTCCATTAAAAAAGAATTTCAACATTGAGAAAATAAAATTTTGAATTTCGTTTTTTTTTACCTTACATTTGCTATTCAAATCAACAACAAAAATGAAAAAATTATGTCAAATATAATTGCATCAAGAAACGGAATAAAAAAAGAATTTTCGGAAATCGGATGGAAACTTCTCGGAGAAAACAAAAACGGATGGACTGTGATTCCGACAGAAGCACAGAAAAAATCTGGTGGAGAAAAAACACAGAACGCAGAAAATTCACAAGACTTGAATCCGAATGTTCCTCGTTCAAATGACGATGGAATGAACGTTGATTCTGCGATGAAATCCATCAAGGAAATGAAAACGATTGAAGAGGTGAAGTCATTTGTTGAAGGAGAAAAACGAGTGACTGTGATTCGTGCTGGTGAAAAAAGAATCAACGAATTAAAATAATTGTCTAACTAATAAAATTAAAAACAATGTATATCAACAAGACAAGTGGTGCAACAATTTCAAATTCTGATTTTGACAAACTCCCGAACGGAAGTCGAATAAAATCAAAGTACACGAAAATTGCAGAAGAAACAAAGTCATCCACTCCGAAAAAATCAACGGAGAAGAAGGATGATTCAAAATTGTAATATAAAAGCAAATAAATATGGAGAAGATATTTTCTGCGTTTTTGTCGAAAACGTTAAACATTGACGAAAGCAAGTTATCTGAACTTGTAAAAACAGAAGAAGGAGAGTTCAAACCAGATGCACTGGACAAACTTCTCGAACTGGACGCAACCAGAGTTCAAGGTTTAAAGACCAATGACGAAGGATTGTTGACAGAACGATTCAACAACGGTTACGCGAAAGCAAAACAAGAGGTGTTCGGAAATTTCGAGAATCAAGTTCGTTCAGAATTCAAGGTGAACAATCCAGAATTGAAAGGTCTTGAACTAATCAACGCAGTTGTGCAGAGCAAGGTCGAATCTTTGAATGTAGGTGATGGAAGTGTGACCGACAATCAAGTTCTAAAACATCCAGTTTATCTGGATATGACAGACCGTTTGATGAAGGAGAAATCCGATGTCGAACAAGAGTGGTCACAAAAGTTCACTGGACTTGAAACATCAATCACACGGAACAAGACAATGGATGTCGTAAATTCAGAAGCGATGAAAGTCATTTCGAGTTTGAATCCAGTGTTTTCGGAAGATTCCAACAAAGCACACAATCAACGTCAGTTGATATTGACGCAAATCGGTCAACACAACTTCGAGGTTCAAGACAACAGAATCGTTGTTCTGGACAAAGAAGGAAAGACGATGGAAGACGCACACCGTGTTCCATTAAAGTTTGACACGATGGTTTCAGATATCACACAGAAGTTGTTTGACTTACATCAACAGACTGCACGTTCGTCATCTGGTGGACAAGGTGTTGACTCTGGAACTGGTTCAAATGATTTCGCAAACACGGAGTCGTGGAACTGGAACAAGGTCACACCACAAACGGATGGTGAATTTATGTCTTTGATGGATAGTGCAAACTCACTCGAAGAGAAGACCGCAATCACAAACGCGTGGACAAGTCGGACAAAATAAACTTTTGTTAATAACTTAAAACGTAAAAAAATGCCAGAAGGAAATTTTTCTTGTGCCGACTTAGTTGTCGTTAAAAACAAGATGGAACAAATGTGGGCTGACAGTGTAGTTCAAAAACAATACACTCCACAAGCTAATTCCGCACTCGCGGTCTTAACCGAACAAACTGCTCAATTTGTTGAATTGAAAGATTCAATGAAGGACAACACTGTTCGTGTTGAATGGATTGACCACTGTGCTGGTGGTGTTACTGATTGCACGGATGAATGTACAATCACTGGAAGTGAAGCCGAAGCAACGTGCGAAGATTATACAATCAGTATCTGCAAGGAAACTGAATTCGTTGTGAAAGATTTGACGTTCAGAACATCAAGTTTTTCAAGAGAAGAAGTTCTTGCAAGAGGATGGATGAACTCTCTGAAACGTCTTGACGAAGAGATTGCAAGAACTGTTGTTGCGAAGATTGATTCCTTTGTTGGAGTGAATCCTTACACGACTGGACTTGGAAACGTTGTCGGAACAGACACATTCGTTTCTGCGTCTTTTTGGACTGCAGAAATTATGGCTTATTTAGCTCAAGTTTCTGTGTTGAACAAGTCGCAAGATGTTTATATTCTTGACGGTGACAACTTATTCCAACAAACTTGGATGGCTGGATATAATCAAGCAAACGCGAATCAAGGTTCACAAGCACCGATGCTGAATTCAATCAGAAAATATTTTGATTTATTCAATGTCGAGTCTGTTGTTGGTGCGAAGAAAACTTTCTTGATTGACAAGAGTGCAGTTGCACTTGTGTCAAAAGTGAGATATCCTTCAACACCAGAACAAATCTTGAACGGTGCAAATGTGATTCGATGGTCAACACCATCACAGTATTTGCCTAATATATCGTATGATGTAATATACAAAACGGAATGTTCTGGTTCGGACATATTCCACAAGTATAAATTCATCGCACGATTTGATGTGTTCCAGAATCCGACAAGTTCGTGTGACACAACGAACACTGGAGTTCTTTCTTTCACTTGTGGTGAAGCACCATAATAGTTGAGAAGACACAAT